CAGCCGCTGGGTTCTACGTGACGCTTGGCCCAAAAGCGTAGACCCATCCGGCGTAACGTTAAACAAAGCAACGGCTACGCTAGCGGTGGGGGCATCAGAAACACTGTCAGCGGCTGTCGCACCAGCTGACGCAACGGACAAATCAGTTAAATACAGTTCTAGCGATGAGGCGATTGCTACGGTAACGCCAGTTCAAGGTAAAGTCACAGGTATTACAGTTGGTACAGCGACAATCACCGCAACGACTACGAACGGAAAAACCGCGGTGTGTGAAATCACCGTAACTGCTGAATAGGCGGTGATCGAATGGAACTGACGGAACTAAAATCATATCTTCGAATTGATCATGATTTAGACGACGAGCTTTTGAAAATACTGGAGTCTACGGCTGAAAAATTCATTCTTGGATCAATTGAAGTCGAAAAGACATCTGATGAACGGTTTAACTATGCGGTCACGCTGCTGGTGTCTCACTGGTACGAGAACCGAATTGCTACAAGCGAAAAAGCATTCACAGAGATTCCGTTTGGAGTGACTGCTTTGATTCATCAGCTGAGGGGGTTAGATCATGACGCTAATACAAACGAGTGATTTTACACAGCGAATCGAATTCATTAAAGAGAAGACAGGGAAAGATGATGATGGTCAGCCCATTAAAACATCTGAGACTGTCTTTTCTTGTTGGGCTAGCGTTCAAACTCAGAGGTTAAGTGACGTTAAAGCTTCTGTTGGGACCGTCTTAGAAGGAACATTGACTTTCATTATTCGTTATCAACAAAAAGCGGAACTAGAAAACGACATGAAAGTAAAGTGGCGAGGCAAGCTTTTTGAAATCATTACGATTACGAAGGGCGAATTCGCGAAGGACTTTACAACAGTGATCGCGAAAGAGGTCCAAAAATGAGCGTAGAAATCGACTCGTCAGAGGTATCCAAAGCGCTTAGAGAACTGAAAACTAGCATAAAACGTGTAGAAAATCCAGCTCTAAGAAAGGCTGCGTCATTCGCGAAAACAAAACTTGAACAGAATACACCACGCTGGGACGGCAAAAAATCGAACGGTAAACGTGGGTCGTACATGCAGGAACATGCAAAAGATCACGTTGTGATTGGTCCAGTATCAAATGGAAATGTTGATGTTGGCTACGATGACGAAGTAGCATGGCGGATACACTTCGTGGAATTCGGGTCAATCAAGCAGCCGCCACAGGGGATTGTTCAAAAAACACAGCGGCAGATTGAGGATCAAGTAACAGAAATTATTGCCAACGAACTAAAACGGAGGTTAGGACTATGAAAACAGCTGTATCACAGGTTTATTCCATATTGAATAATGCTGAAAAAACTAAAAAAATTGATTTCTACACAAACGGCGTGCCTGAATCAGCTCGAACCGTTCCTAACTTACCAATCGGACGAATTGTAGAACTTTATGGCAACTATGACGATTACGCAAGCAACAACCCTTTAACAATTCAATTCAACGTACAAGTAGATGTATGGGTGTCGACCTTAAAAGAGGTTGATGCCTTTTATTTTGCTCTCGATGAAGTCATGCGAGTTGAGGGTTGGGAATGTACTTATACCGAACAAACCGATGACGAGGACTTGGAGGGATCAAAACGGATCATTAAGCGTTATGTAGCAACTATTTCATTAAATTAAAGGGAGAGATTAATATATGGCAACTCAAGGGTTTGATAGTGTTATCTTTGGTGTTCAATCAAAGAAAGATGATACTTTAAAAGAATTAGTGGCAGATAAATCTGCAGGCGGTGCAATTGAAGCGAAAATTACGGGGTTGGGTTCAACATCCAATACCATCTTCGCTTCTAATGTGCCATTTTTTATTGCTTCAAAAGGTGTTTCTGCACCTAAAGTCACATTAGATGTTGCTGACTTATTAGATGGTGGAATTTACCAAGAAGTAATCGGAGCGGAGGAAGTAGACGGAGCACATGTAATAGGGGCAAATACCGAAGCACCGTACACTTCGTTGGTTCTTATCTCAGGTACAAAAGAAGGCGAACGGTTATTCATGGGAATGACTAAAGGGAAATTTAGTCATCCGGACATTGATTTGAAGACAGCCGAAGATAAAGGTGTGGAATTACAAACGGATTCCATTGAAGGTGATTTCATTGCAGATAGTCGTGGATATGTTTATATCGCTGCTGTAGAAACTGAAACAATGACCTTAGATAAATTCAAAGCCTTGGTGTTTAACACGCCGGGGGAGTAGTTAGCCCTGCAAGTGTTTCGTTGAATAAAACAACGTTGTCACTTGCGGTCGGGGCAAATGAAACGTTGACATCCACGGTTTTACCAGCCAATGCGTCTGACAAGACAGTGATTTGGAAATCAAGCGATACAGCCGTAGCAACCGTTGACACAACTGGTAAGGTAGCAGCCCTTAAAGCTGGTACAGCAGACATTACAGTTACAACTAAAACTGGTGGGAAAACCGCCAAAGCAACATTGACCGTTACCGAAGGTTAGCCGATTGGCTAGCCTTTTCATTTTCAATTAGGAGGAACTATTAATGATCGAATTACAACTAAAAATCGAAGGTAAGAAAAAAATATTTAAACAGCAAGATATCTCAGCCCGTGCGATGCGTGAGTGTATCAAATTTTATGAAAAAGCCGATAAAGAAGAACTTTCTGATTTAGATGCCATTGATTCAATGATCGCCATCGTTGCAGATATTTTCCAAGATCCGGCAGTTTCCTTTGACTCAATTCTAGACGGTCTTACTGCAAATGAGTTGGGTCCTACCTTGCAAGGTATATTTGAACAAATCAATGATCTGGGCAGTGATGAAAAAAAGTCGGGAAAGAAAAAGAAATAAGCTTTACAGAAGCAAGAAAAGCTATTGATCAGATCTACAAAGATTTGATTGAAGCTGGTTGGACGATGAAAGACGTAGACGATTCAGATTATCACTATCTGCTCCACCTTTTTAGCGAAGTAGAAAAAGGCGATGACTACATGGATGGCGCAGATTTCATTAAACAATTTCTTTCTGCGGACGATTTAAAAATCCTCGAAGAAAGGGGGTAAATTATGGCTGGAAAAGGAAAACCTGTTGGAAATATCAAGCTGGGTATCTCGCTAGATGGTACTAGTTTTGGCAATACCCTTGATGAAATCAACGCCAAGGTTAAGCAAGCCGAGTCGAATATGAAGGCGAATCTAAAAGCTTACGATTCTGCGGGACGATCCTACGAAGCGTTGAGCCAAAAGACCAAAGATTTATCTACGGTTATGGACGGACAAAATGCCAAAGTCAAAGAGTTGACGAAACGTCGCGATGAAGCTATTGGGAAATATGGGGAAGAGTCCAAAGAGGTCACTAAACTAAATACTCAAATCAATAACGCTACTGCAAAATATAACGCCTATGGCAAACAGTTAAATGACACAAAAAAGGAACTTGTTTACTCACAAACTGCCGTCAATGACCTGACAGACGAAATCAAAGACAATGAACGGCAGATGAATGCAGAAGTCAAAGCCTTGAAAGCAGCTGGTGACGAATCTGGCGCGTTTGAAGCAAAACAAAGAGGATTGACTAAACAAGCTGAATTGTCTGAACGTGCGATGGACGAGCAACGTAAAGTTGTTGCACTGATGGCGGATGAATTTGGCGACTCTGCTGAGGAAACTGAAGATGCTCGAAAAGAACTTAGTAAGTTAGAACGTCAAAGCAAGCTCTCTGATAAGCAATTAGAGGGGCTGAAAAAGACAACTAACGATACAGGACGGGAAATCGATGATTTCGGAGATCAGGCGAACAAATCTGGCCGTAACCTAGACGGGTTCAAAGATCGTGTATCTAAAACGACTGGCGTTGTTTCTGCTTTAGGGAAAGGCTTTGCCACGATGGCGAAAGGTGCTGCGTTTGGCGCGTTTGCTACGATTGGTTCTAAAGCAGTCAATACGGTTTCTGACTCACTAGACGGTGCAATCAGTCGTATTGATACGCTAAATAACTCAGATAGAGCATTCTCAAATATGGGTTTTGAAGCAGGTGAAACCAAAAAAGCGATGGATAACCTGCAACTTGCTATTAAGGGATTGCCAACCGGTTTAGATGGTGCTGTAAAAGGCGTTCAGCTTTTAGCGGGTTCCACCGATGATGTCGGAAAATCAGTAGACATATTCAAAGCGATGAATGATGGGATTCTAGGTTTCGGTGGTAACGCTGAAATGGTTGATAATGCAATCGTTCAGCTATCACAATCATTCTCGAACGGAAAAGTCGACGCTGAAACGTGGAATTCAATGATCAATAGTGGTTTAGGACCTACTTTGAATGCGATGGCTAAACAGATGGGCAAAACCACTGGTGAGTTGAAGGCTGGACTGTCTGATGGTTCGATTAGTGTTAAAGAATTCCAAGACCGATTGATTGAGTTAGATAAAAATGGTGGCGGCGGTATCAAGTCGTTAAACCAAATCGCTAAAGACTCAACCAAAGG